GGTTCCGTAGTATTCCGCGCTGTTTTTGACAATACCCTTCTCCACGGCGAGTTTCCCGCGCGCCTCGAACGATGAGTCTGAGCCGGTGCTCTTTAGGTAGTCCACAACGGACGTGTCTGTGTTGAGTTTTTGAGCCATAGTTACTGGCGAGTTTTGCTCCGGTTACTTGTAATACTACCATTGACCACGCGATACCTGATAGCGATGTTACCCCCATACGCATTGCAAAGCCACACACCAAGCCTCCCGAGTATTGGTGGCTTCTTGTGCCCCGGGAATGCAACCATGAGCACCATTTCTAGGCCGTTCTCTTTCAAGGATGTGATCACTGTTTCCTCATGAGCCGCCACCCGCTCTTGTGGTGTTCTAGGTTTTTCGTTCATGTTTTGTTGATTTATTTTCTAATGCGTCAACGCGATCGCTAAGCTCCTGCACCGCACGCACTAGCACCGGGATGATTTCTGTCGATCGCAGTCCGAGCATGCCGTCTTTTCGCACATGCACAAGCTCCGGCATAACACTTGCCACATCCTGTGCAATGAGTCCGAGGTGTTGCACCTGCCGCTTTTCTGCCTTGTTTCGCGTTGCACGTTCTAGCAGTTTTTGATACCGCTCCGGCTTTGCTGCCTTGAGACGCTGCATACGTGGTGTTGTCTCATCCGTGTCCCGCATTTTGTAGTTGTACGTGACCGGCCTGAGCGCCTTAATCTGTGTGAGTCCGTACTGTGAGTCGGCAATGTTCTTCTTGAGGCGCCGATCAGAGCCCAGCACGAGATTGTCGTAGTTGATGTCTGTTGCGTATAAGTCGTTCCACCACTCACCGGGATCGCCGAGGTCGTGGACATTGTCTGATGTCGGGCTGATTTCCTCGTCAACCCATATAGCGCTCCCGGTAAACGTAAACGATCCGGCAGCGCCGCCCACTTGGTCGCAGTCAATGATGTCGCACTCTATGTTGTCTCCAAAGATGTCGTCACAAAAAATATCTCTTGTAACGCGCAAGTCTCCACTGGTCACAAAAAAGTCTTTTGTGCCGCCGTCTATGTACGCTGTAATGCCGCCTCCACCCGGCGCAAACGTAATATCGTCGTTTGCTTGTATGAGCACATCATTGTTCACTCCTTGTATAGCAAAATAACCGAGTGATGGCTCGACAAAGGTGCGCCCAGCGACACTTCCACTGCTGTTTCTGTACTGAATGCCGTTGCTGTAACTTTCTGCGCGCACGGTTCCACCTGAGTCAATAATCCGCAAAGTGTTAGTGCTGCCATTCATTTCAACACGTTCCCCTGAGTTTGATGTCTTGATGGTACCGCCAATCACTGTTAAACCAACAAGCGTTCCAGCCACAATGGTGCCGAGGTCGTCGTTGATGTCTGACAGATCGAAAATGTCACCTTGCAGGTCGTCTAGCGCCTCACCAACCTGCAAGTAATCTGAAAGATCGAGGCTCGTTGCGGACATATTTCCATCCATGTCCACACTAAATGGCGCGGTCGCAAAGTCTTCCGAGCCCATCCACAAACCATCCCGGTCGATCCTGAGCACTTTCGTGCCGAAACCTACCTGCAAAGACTGCACACGGCCGAGTAGGTCGTTGCCATAGACACCGTCTGCCTGCTCCATCTGAGGCACTTCATAGTCTTCGTATGGGTTGATGATCTTGATGTTTTCCATGCTATGTAACTGCTATGTCGAGCTGCTCGATCTCCGGGCTACTGTTTCCGCTACCATTGAGTGTGCATTTTCCCGCAAACGCACTCGCGTCTCCGCAGTCTGCGGCCGTCTGTACCACTTTGCGGTCGGTATCATCTACGACGGTCTGATTGACAACTGCTGCATGGTTGCGCGATGTGCCGAGCTCAATACTCGTGTTCGCTGGCAGTGATGCATACGCCGCTTTCATTTCACGGTACGTGCTTTTCTTCATCCGATCGTACAGGCTCGTGCGCGTGAGGAAGTACCCGCTCGCGTACTTGTTGCTGAGGTCGAGGATGTCCACGCCGTACGTGGTGCTGTCGGTCGTGTCCTTCCATGCAACATAGAACGTGTCACCATTGCCACCGATCGCGCCGATCGTGACACCGCTCGTGTTGCCGGTGCTGATGGGGTATGGCAGGTTCAATACCATAGGGTAGCCCCGGTTCGTTCGGTGTAAGCTGTACACGCCTTGCGGTGCGCCATTGCCACTCGTTGCCGAAAGGCCGAACAGTGGCATACCGTGGAAGTTGAGCACTGCTTCCGAGTACACAATAGCCCTGTTTCCGGTCGTCCAATCTCCTTTGATGCTCTTGTATAGCTCGAGCTGCTGACCGTTGTACACGTACATGTTGCCCTTGGTGCCCGCGTTCACGATCACAAGGTTGTCTGTCTCCAAAAATGCATTGACACCCACTTCCGGGATCTCATCCGACACCGAAAAGCTCGTGCTCCATGTGTTCCAGCGGAATATCTCTGTTTTCGTAACGTTGCTTGCGACGTATGTGCCGATCAAAAGGTCGGTCGAGAGCTTGCCGAGCGCGCTCACACGCAGCGGATCCTTGAGGTCGAGCGCGTTTGCACTGAATGTTGTGCCGTCTACCTGTGCCACCTGATTGCCGTCCCCAATGTAAAGCACAAGGTTCACAATGCGCATAGGATGGTAGGTGTCGTCTGTAACACCAAACGTTGCCCAACTATCCGACCATGTGCTCGCCATGTCAAAGCGACCAAGTCGAGACTCCATTGCGTAGTAAATGTAGCCTTGATACTCCCGAGCGCACAGTGTGCCAGCATTTCCGGCTGCCGGGCTTGATGTGTGCGCGAGTGACCACACCCCTGCGCTCGTACGCTTCCACACCTTGCCACTGTCTCTTGAGAAAAAGTACGTGTTCCCATCGCTTGCGTTCACAATCGACCCAATGAGTCCGTCGATCGGGCTTGCTGAGTCGTCGATCTCTGTGAGGCGCTGGCTGAGTCGCACGATGCCCGGCTTGCTGTGGATGTCGAGTCCCACACATTCCGCGACGCTGTTTGGTGCGCCCACGTACTCACTATCGGCGATACCGCCTTGGTCGATATTCCTTATGATGATGTGTTGCGGTTCCATACTATTTTATTTGCCGTATCTCACTGATAATTTCATCACGCCATGTGCGCATTTCTTCGTGGTTGCGGTCGATCTGTGTTTGCAGGCGCTCGTCCTGATCTCCAAGTAGGCGGTCTTGCTGATCTGAATAGTTTTGTAAAGCTTGCGCGTCTTGTACAGTAAAGCGATCTCCACGGTTCATAAAGTCATTAAACTCTTTGAGCGTCGTAGTCATTTCTGACACGTCGCGCTGTAATGTTTCCACATCGCCGGTGAGTCCACCGAAAAAGTACAGTCCGGCTCCAAGTGTTGCGATCGCACCCCACCCAAAGAATTTCATGATTTCTGACCGAGCACTGTTCACCTCATCCCGGGCGATCTGCTGCATATATTTCTCACGTTCCTCACGCATGCGTTTGAGGTCGTCGTGCAGCTCCTTCGTCGAGCGATCGACGATGTCTTGCACCTCTGAACGTGTGATGTGGCTCATATCTTCATCCATACTATGCATCATTCCTCGAGGAGCGTGTCCAGTCCCCGGTGTTGTTACGTCCGCTCCGGCTCCACACTCCCCCGACCTTGCGGATCGTGGCGATGCTGAATGTGAGAACCTGTGTTGAAACGGTGATTATTTTGTTTGTGACAATAGCAATGATCGTCCTTGAAACGGCGCTGAAAGTAGCAGTTGCAGTGTTTACTGCTATCGTTATGCTTGATGTAACACCTACCGTGCGTGCAATAGCGCTGAACGTAGATGTCACGGTGTTCACGGTCTTTGTGACACCTGTGAGGATGCTCCGGGCGACCGCTGAGAACGTGGCGCTCTGTGTGTTCACGAGCTTTGTGATGCTTGTGAAAATGCTCCGGGCGATCGCTGAGAACGTGGCGCTCTGTGTGTTCACGAGCTTTGTGATGTTTCCTCCGGCATCGATCACGTACCCAATGAGGGTGAATGCTGCACTTTGCACTGTGGCGACAAACGTTGCGCCGATCGCAGTCGTGCGAGCAATCACTGAAAACGTTGCTGTCTGTGTTGCAACACTGAGCACGTAGTCGAGCAGTGTGTTGTATGTCGGTATCGAAAGTGTTGCAGCTTGAGTGTTTGGTGTTGCAGTGACGTCGGTACCACTACTAACCGCAGTCACACTATAGAACGTGCTAGGGGAGTTTTGGTTCTCGTGCTCTGTGTCAATCCAGTCGGAACTAAACTCACTAAACGCTATACGCACCTCGTCAATCTGACCATCGTAGTTGTTTGCTGTACTCTGTCCGCCAATAGTCCACGCATCTGACGTATCTTTAATGCTTGACCCTGCTGATGTGTCCTGCCCATCCTCTGTGCCGTCAAGGTAAACTTTTGCACGCGTGTTTGCTCCTGAAAATGTAAACGCACAGTGCTGCCAGTCTGTTGACATGCTGGTGCTGCCATAAGTGACGTTCCCACCCTCAAACGAGCCTGCCTGCGACATATACGCCACCAGTTTTTCTTGGTAGCTGCCCTCTCCCTCCTGAAAAATAAAAGCACGCGATGCTGTCCACTTTGCCACCATTGTTGCTTGCCCACTTGGGAAGCTGTCCGCGTTCGCCCAAAGGGTGACGGTCAACGCAGCGCCAGGGTCTACGTCGGCACTGTATGCGTAGTTGTCTGCACCGTCGAAGTTGGTAGCGCCACCAGTTCCACCCAACTTTCCAATACTGTCACCAAGTGTAGCGCCGCTTGCTGTGAGTGAATGCCCGTTGCCTGTGCTGTCTGTCGTACCGTCCATGTGATACACCATTTCGTAAGCACTCCACACATTATTCCGCCCATACGTTGCTGTAACTGCATAGTCACTACTACTACCGTCTGCGTGTATCTGTATCTCGGTATCTAATGAGCTTGAGAGCGTACCTGCGTACTTTACGTGAAGCTCTCCTGTGTCGGTTGCGGTGTCACACGATACAACCTCACGGGCAAGCTCTGTGGTGCCGTCGCTTTTGTATACGCGGATGTCTCCGCCTCCGTTAGCCACAACGTCCCAAAATGAAGCAGGGAGGTCGGACAGGTCGATGTACACAACAAAGTCCGACAAATCCGCAGAAACGAGTGAGCTATCTATTGTTACAGTGCAAACATGCATATTTATTTCCAGTATTCTATTACCGCTTTGTTTCGCGCTCTCCTTGCTTCACTTTCTGTAGAATAAGTGCCGAGATGGATAAGTTTTTTATCTACTCCAATATAAGCACGCCATTTTCCGTTTCTCCAGAAAACCCCAGCAGTAGTAGTTCTTCGTTGATTGCGTGCTTGTTGTGTATCGGTTGCCCATCGTATATTTCCAACCTCGTAGTTACCGTTTACATCAATTCTGTCTAACGACATTCTTGGTGCTGGCTTTTCGCCAATGTCTTCTATCATTTCCTTGAACGTCATTTTCACCATTATCCCCCTACCACCATATCGTTCCCACGCTGGATTGTTAGGGTTTCCACATCTTTGCTTTGCACCAATATATGCTTTGTACGACGGTGTTCCCCAAACCTTTTTATCAAGACCAGTCTTTTTTCTGTTGTTCTGTTCTGTTGTCTCCCTAGAAAGGCAACCGCATGATTTTGTATTACCTCTACGCAAATCATTTGTAGAGGCTACGGCCACTCCTCCACAAACACACCTACAAAGCCACATGGCGTGCCCATGTTTATTGCTTGGCTCCCTGTTAATAACAGTTAGTCTTCCAAACATTTGTGATTGTAGTTGTGCAACATGACTCATCGTTTTGTTTTATTACACCAACGCCTGATGCTCAAACGCACCGTCGCGACGCTTTACCACGTAGGATGCGGTGCTACCGTCTGTGTTGTAGACCGTCACTTCACCCACTTCGTCCTGCTCTGATACCTCGCCAAGCTTTACAGCAAAGATAGGCGCTGCTGCCTCGAATGAACGTGAGTGCGTGCGTAGTGCTTCTGTGAAGCTCTCTACCCTCTCCTTGAGCATCCCCTCTGCGGTTGCTACACCGTCACGTACCACCACCTGTGCGGTGCCGAATACGTTTTCGGGTGATACCACGTTCACGTCGTACTTTTCTACTCCTTCCACATCTGATACCTTGCGCCAGTCTGCTACAGGCTGTGCTGTCCAGCCAAGGTCTACATAGTGTGTGCGTAATTCTTCTTTGTTCATGTTGTGGTTTTTATTTGATAAGAGCTAGTGTGCTCATCCCTACCCCAAAAGGGGCAGAGTGAGCGCGCTAGTTGAGGTTCAAGATGCCCTCCGAGCCCCACTGAATAGTGAAGTCTCCGGAGCTCGAGCTCTGATCTCCACCGAAGTCGAGGTAGCACACGAGCAGGTCGTTTAGAATGACGCCTGTGCTCTTGTATATGATTGCGCCCCCGGCAGTAAGTGTCGAGCTTGCCCATGTTACGTCGTTTCCGTCCCAAACACCCTCGTTGTCCGTATTGTCTGCTGTCACAGCCTTGCCGGTGATCTCTGCACCACCTGCTGTATATCCGGTGCCGGTGATTTCACCACTGATGTCATTGCGATCGAGGTGCGCGTCTTGATCGAGTAAGTATGCACTTGTTACCAGCATCACGTAGTAGGTATCGGTGTCGAGGTCGTGATTTCCCGCCATGATTTCTTTCTTGAAACCGTTGTATATTGCGTCTGCCATACTATGCGAGGTTATCGAGCGCTGCTTCTACTTCCGCAAGGTACTCATCACCGTAGATGTCGCGCGCTTGGTTTTTAAGATCGACCACGCGCTGTTTTGCCACTGCTGCGCGCTGTTCGCAGTTTTGTACCTTCTGTGCAAAGTGGAGCACCTGATTGCGCAAAGTCTCACGGTCGAACACGATCCCACCGTCCTGCGTGCGGAACGCAATGCCGCGACGCTTCTCGATGATAGAGCGTGCTACTTTTTGTACTTCACGAGGAAGGTCGGCGAATTTTGCCTTTCGCTCTGCTCGTGGGAGCGCTGCGAAGGCTTCTGCCTGATTGTTGATTTCTGTTTGATCCATATTCTCTCGTTTATTAGTAATCTTGCCCATCGTCGTAGGGCACGTTCGCAATGTTGTCCCGCACTGCATTTCGCCCCCGGAGCTTCTCGTATAGATCCGTGAGGTCTATTTCGAGCTTTCGTTCGCTCTCTGTGAGCGGGAGCGGCTTTTCCTTTCCTGACTTGTACGCGATCGACACCATTTTCCGGAGCGCGTTGTGCGCACTGCGTGGCAACCGTACCGATGTATTGCTGCTCGGGATGGACAGGTCTGTATCTGACGACAGGTTCGCCTCCGTGAAGTCTTCCGGGTACACCTCTGACACGAGCTTGAGCCCGCCGGTTACATCCTCGATCGCGCTACCTGACAAGATCACGAGCTCGGTGCCGTGGAAGTAGTACCGCGGCTTCTTTGTACTGAACTCTTTTTGTATGAGTGTCTCCTCCCGGAGCGCGAGCTGCCGGTCGTTGATGTACCCATAGTCGATCTCGTCGAGCAGCTTCCAGTTTGTGCCGTCGAGTTTTGCCGACACGTACCGGGTGCTCTTGAGCCAATCGGTCGGGTATGTGTAGTTGCGTACCCCGGCTTCAAGATCGCGCACGTCTTCCGCGAGAAAATAGCCTTCGTCCACGTTCGCGACGATGAGCTCGGCGAGGTTGTCTTTTGCTGCATTCATGAGCAGCACAAGATCCGCGTCCGGCAATGTCGCGTTATTCGTCTTCGTGTCTATCGTTCGTATGAGCGATGCAAAGTTTGTACCTGTCATGATGTCGTTGTGGTGCTCCTCTCCCTTCCCTTGCCCCCCGAAAGGAGCAAGAAAGGGATCGGAGCGTTTTGACTATTACGCAAGCGCGTCTGCACGTTCCGGATTTGCTTGCACCTTTTGATTTGCGCCGATTTTTCCTTCTGAGACTAACCGCTCGCGAACGATCTCCGCTACCTGCATGGGAAGCTCGACGTACTCGCCGCGCTTGATCTCCATGCGATAACCGTTGATGTTCACCACAAACGGTATCTTGTCTGCAACTTCTGGTTTCACGCCCGGGTCAAATGGAATGAGCATCTGCACCTTTGGTTGCTTTGCGAGGTGCTCTTTCATTGTAAGCGCGTCCTTCTTCCAAGCTCGATCAACATCTCGGTCGTTTGCAGCCGGTGCCGTCGGTTCTGAACTATCCGGATTTTCCGGACTGTTCGTACCCGCTGCATCTGCCTCCTGCAAACGTGCGATGATGTCTTCCTTGGTGCCTGAGGAATTTACCTGACGCTCTGATGCGTGCTTTCGCAGGTCTTGGTATGTCAATTTCTCGTAATCCATGATGTGTATTGTTTAGCTCCTAATGTTGGGATTGGCGGCACTATGTGCGCTTTGTCCTAGTACCTAGGATGATACCGCGTGTTCAAGACGCACCATGAAGTCGTCGTTGAGGATCTTCGCAACAAACGTTGCCTTCCAGCCGGTAGTACCGCGCTGCTCGAGCGGGTCTGCCGTACCTGCGGAGCCCAGAGGCTTCACAATGTTACGGAGTGACTCGCCGCTGATGCGTGTGACACCGTACGCCTCCGCGCCCATGATAAGGGTTGCGTATACGTCGATGCTGCTTGCACCTGCGCCGGTAAAGACCTTTGCGTTCGGAGTTTCAACAAAGCGTACCTCGTTGATCTTACCGACCTCGCCCTCCATGACCTTCATGTTTGAGCTGTACTTCTCTACTGGTACCCATCCTGTCTCGTCCTGTAGATCATAGGTAGTGTCTGGGTGACAAATACCAATATACGAAGCCGCGACTGGTTCGGTTGCGATACCGGTGCTTGCCCCGATCATCGAGGTTACACGACGAGCCTTGTTGCCCTTGAGCGTACGGATCGCCTTGCGCACCTCGGTTGCGGTGAGCAGGTCGGTTGAGGTGATCGCAGCGCGTGCGACTTGCCCCACGTACGTCACTGTGGTACCTGCTGCAAGAACATCGCGTGCAAGCTGGTCGAGCGTGTCGCCTGCCTGATCGCCAAGGATCATCGCAAACTCGGTAAGCACCGCGTCCTTGCTTTCGTAATCAACAACATCCGTGAATGTCACGAAGTCGCCGTACTGCGAAACATTCGCAGTGATGTCGGTTACAGACATTTGACTGCCTGATGGAGTGACACCCTCGGTGAGCGCAGTGGTAGCCGCGCTGAGGTTGCCGTACCGACGGAATTTAATGGTGTTCGTTCCTGCCTTGCGCGGGATGTCCTTTACCTGTCCGTACTTGGTGTGCAGGAACAAAGGAACAGCACGCATGAGCAGCGTCCGGGAGTAGAAGTTGTTTACTTCTGCCGGGATCTGCGTTCGTGTCGTGTTAGCCATGATAGCGTTTTTTTATTTTGTAAAGTGTGTTGTTCTAGCGTCCGCTATGAAGCACTTTGTCCACTTCCTTCTGGAACTCCGCGTCGCTCATGTCCTGAACAGACTTGCTGCTGGTCTTTGCGACGTTTCCTCCTGCGGTTCTGGTCTTTAGTGCTCGAGCGTCTGCTGCCTCACGTCGTTCTGCGCCTATCCGAAGCAGGTTTTCACCGGCCACGGCGTACATGAGTTGCTTCGTGGGGATATTCCGCCACACCTCATTTTGCGCCCAGCGTTCGGCTTTCTCTGCGAACTGCTTGAACTCGGGATTGTCGGTAATGAACTCGTTGATTTCTGATCGCAACTCCGCCTGTTCTTGCTGTTTCATGATCGGCTCGAGGTGTTTTTGCACTCTCTTGTCAATCACTTTTGCATCTTCTGGCGATAGATCATTATCATCTTGCTCATCGTCCGGCTCCCCCTGCTCCGCCTTCTTTGCATCGCGTTCTGCTTTGCGCTGCTGGCGTAGCTTTACCCAATCCTCGTTGGTGCGCTTCTTACGCACTGGGGGCTCGTCGGAGTCGTCTTTCGGCGCCTCCTCCTTGGGTTTGCCTTCTTGTGAAGGATCGTTGGTGCTCTCTGCACCGTCGGCATCTTGTGTTTCCGGAGCGTCTGCCGTTTCCGCTCCCTCACCGACGGTACTTGTCTCGTCGATGGTAGGTGTTTCTTCTCCCATGTTTTGTATGTTACTCGGTCAACCTAGAAAACGGGGCTCAAAAACTAGGTTCCGGTTGATAATCGAGCCCGACACGAGCTCGCAGGGGGAGCTGTGCGGAGCAAGGGTATCGCCAACCCCAACACACAGCCCCCTTTGCGAACTTATGTATCACTCAACACATTTGCATCGTTGCCATATACCTGCGGTTCCCATGATTTACGGTATGGATCGAACTCATCCGGCGCTGCGCCTTCGAGACTGTCACTGTCCAGCGAACGTGCGAGCATGCCCGGAAGCTCTACTAGCTGCTTAAGCTGTGCATGCATGATGCGTAGCTCGTCGGTATCCTCGTCGCTCATACGAGCGCCTGTCTCCGGATCGAGCTTGTACACAATCGCCTGCTCAAGCTGATGCAAGTTGTTTCCGATCACCTTCTGCACGATCTGCCACCCGACGGTGTTTTCCATGTGGCGCAAGTGCTCCGCGTACGCATTTGCAGTAGGCTCGTCGATCTCGCCAGTCGTAAAGGGCGTGTGCAGGTCGAGCGCTGCTTTCTTCTTTGCGGTCTTTTTCTTTGTGGTCTTTTTTGCTGCCATATTATGCGTTCATGGTAGGGAGCTGGCGTGTTGCTTGCCGCCCCTCTGGTCGAAGTTGCTCCCCGAGCTCGCCTTCCGGCATTGCCTGCGCCGGTGCTTGCGGCACAAGATCCGGTCGGAACTTCTGCAAGATCAGTGCTTTCTTGTGTGCCTCGATGTGCGCCTTCTTGGTCGGGCTGTCCGGAAGCTTGTTGTGTACGTGCATGTGTAGGTAGTGGTCGTCGTTCGGGAGCACAATCGCCTTTTTCCCATCCATGATGAGCTGGTTTTCCTCCTCTGCGCGCAATTCGTCGATCGTGTCCGGGAATACTTGCTCGATAACGTCCGTCTTGAGGCCAATGAGCTTGCCGTAGTGCCGTAGAGCTGCGCGTACCTGTGCAGTGGGATCGTTTGCGGCCATTTGGATGTAGTCGCGATACATGATTGCCTCGTTCTGACGCTTTCCTTCCGCAACACGACGGCTCTCGATCTTGATGTCGGGATCTTTGTGTGTGGTGACGAGGTCTTTCTTTGCAAACGGTCGCCATGTAGCGCCAAGTGATCCCACGATGCGTGCGGTCTTCTCCTCGATGCCGTCCTCGAAGTTTTCGCGCAGGTGGCGGTAGTATTCCTGCCAAAAGCGCTTTTCGCTCCATCCGAACACACGAGCGGCCAAGCTGTAACGTGTATCTGATCCCTGCTCCACAAGGTTGTCCCGGGTAGCGGTACCTGCTCCGGTCGGTCGTGCGCCCTGCTTTATGTCCGGTGTTGCTGAGGCCTTCTGTGCGCTGAGGTCGAGCGTGTCCATGATGTATGACACGTCTGACTTGAGGTGGTCTTTGGTAAGTGGTACGGCTGCATTGCGCGGATCGCCCTTCACGCCGATGAACTTGTTGAACTGGAACGAAAAGTCGGTTCGCTCGTCGATCTTGTTCTTGTCGTACAGGTACATCGGTAGCAGGTTCGCCTTGACGCCCTTGAGTGACAGGTTCAATGCAACAGCTCGAGCTCGTTGCTTGTCCTCGACAAGATCGGGGATGCTGACGCTGTCCCATGAGTTAGGGATCGGGAACAACACGCGATCCACGATGGGCATACGATCTCCCTCGAGCTCATCTGCACGGATCACGCGCTGCATGTCGTCTGCAAGCGTTACAAAGTACAATTTGCCATTCCACCGGGTGAAACCTTCCACCACCTTGTACGTGGCATTCTCGCCGTCCACGTTGCTGTGCTTCTGTAGATCACTGAGGCCTGCTGCCTCGGCCTGTAGGCGCATGTATTCGTCGAGCGGGCTCCGGGTGTTGTTGTACTGCTCGCTCGGCTTGAGCGTTTCATAGTCAAAATAGTTGCCATTTTCGAGGTCTGCTTTGCACAACCGTGTCTCGCGGTACAGGTAGCGGCTTTTTCCACGCCCTAAACGGTCACCATTCACGCTTCCGGCCTCCGGATCGCGCACAACAGACATAGCACTCCACACAACCGGCGCAGGAGTCTTTGTGTCTTTGTCCCATTCCATCGTGCATATAAGCCCGCGCCCATAGAAACATGACTCAAATATCCACTCATAATCAACCATGTCCTTCTCCATGATGTCGTAGTCGTACTCGGCTACGATCGTGAGGTTTTCGGCAGCTTCCTCGTCGCCCATCTCCCGGGGTGCGAACGTCACCTGCAAGCGATCCTCATAAAGCTCGGCAAGTACGGTCTGGAATATAGAAAACAGCGTCGTATCGCCCACGCTTTCCTTGTCTCGCTTCTGATTGTTGAACAGTTTGAGTCGGAGCGCCCACTCATCCCACTTTGGCTTGAGGTGCCACCATCCTTGGTTCCACTCGCTTTGCACCTGCTTTACGAGGTCGGTGTACTCGTTCCGATCAGCTTCTTGTGCCTCCTCGGGCTTCTGCGCCTCTGTAACGGCCGGAAGGTTCTTGTTTGTATCTGTAGCCATATTGTATGAAAAAACGCCGACAAGAGCCCATTTTGGGGCAATGCGGCGATAATCTGCTCAAGTCTCGTATACTACTTCGTCGCTTCGTCGAGTTTGTAGTCTACGGTTGCCTCGGCGTACGGTGCAAGATAGTTTACGACGTCCAAGAGTTGCTTCTCGGAATAGTCGCGCCCTAGCAAGGCTTGCAAAGGTGTGCGCCGGATCGTTGCGTGCATCGTGTAGATCGCTCCGTCAATAACGGCAAGGTACTCGAACGTATTGCCGTAGTTGCGGTAGTAGATCTTACATCCACGATACTCACCTGCTTTCAATGTGCGTATTTGCATAAAGAGGTTGGCGTGCTTATAGAATAACACAACGAGCGGGGTGTCATGCAAGTTTTCCACAAGACTAGCCGAGATAGCCGTTTTTCAACAAAATTCTTTTGAGGTGTTTTTCCCGCATCTTTGTTGCCTTAGAAAGTGTTGGTGCGTCGAGCCTACAAAATGTTGACCGATGATTTTGCAGGTACTCATAAAATAGCGAAACGGCAAGACCTCGACGAGCAAGCCGAGACGACAAACGACGTATTGTGCTCATTGCGTGAGGTGTTTTCTTTGCATTTTCTATAACGCCAAGCCAACTGTTGCAGCGATTGCACAACACATCACGAACACGCCCCGTTTTGTGGTCATGATCAACACACAACTTTTTACTAGTTCTACAAATTGCACAAGCACCACGCAACAGCCGATACTCTATACGTTCTTCTGCACTCATTTCTAGAAAAGATTTTTGCATACTTGGTATGTGTTATATGTACTTCATTCTTGGAGGAGCTGTCCGGTCGGGTACAACCCTTCCACGCTTGTGACAACACAAAACGCAATCAACGACATATTTTCATGACACATCATGTTGTAGACTTCGCATTTACCTTCACCCTTGTTATCGCTGCCGGTCGAGTAAACCCATGCATACACGCTCCGCTACTTGTCACCCATCGGATAGAGGTTGTGTGCCTCAGTGCGTGTGCTTCATGTGACGGTACTGCACAGCGCCATGCATGCGACGTCTGTGAGCTTGTGGTTGAGGATGTTGTGAACTCAGAGCCACCAGTAGATCTGTGAAGCCTTGCTCCTTTCCATCAAACACACAAAGACCACACGTTGCCGTGCGGTCTTCATGTCCTGTTTGCAATGAATAGGTGAAAAGACACTGTATGTCCTTTCATCTGCTCACTATATGCACAATGTACTGTACTATTCATTGCACATGCAAGTGTATCACATTCGAGTTATCCACACAAGTGCAAAAAAAAGAGCCCGGCTTGCCCTCCGGACTCTTTTTTCAGATTGCAGGCATCTCGCCTGACTGCATGATCAGCCCCCTGAACACTAGCAGTCGCCGGTTCCCCTTTGGGGTACCACAATCAGTATAGCAGGCGGCTCGGTCGAGTGCTAGTTGTGGACATGTTCCATGTACCTGTGCAGGTGTTTTCTCACCCCGCTGCACCAATTTCTTGGAACGCCTCCGACAATGCTATGCCTACCTTCTTACGACGTGGCATGCTGCTGTAGGCTCTATCGGTCATACGGATCATCGCTTGCTACGTCTTCACCCTCGTATACATTGCTCTGATGCTGGTACACATAGCCCGGCTCACGCATGAGGATGCGCCCCAAGCATTCGATCGTGTGGTCGTCCTTGTCTACCGGCTTCTCCTTCCGATTTCGCTCCTCAGCGGCCTTTCCTTTCCATTCCTGCCACCGGTAGTGCTCCATCTCGTATATGAAGCGTTTGCAGTTTGAGAACACGTATATCTCCGGCGCTCGTATCAACTCGCCGTTGGTCATGGTGTAGTTGAGCGCAGTGCCGATCCGGGCGTCTGCTGCTGCGCGGGCTTTGCTTGCTTCGATGTAGGATAGACCTTCATCACCAAGCATTGCTGCGAGGCTCCGGTTCGTGTGTTGATCGACGATGAACGCGCTGGGATCGCACACAAACGGCTCCTCCATGCGATATTGCCCATTCTTGGCCTTTATGTCCCGGGCAAGGTGTCGCACGTCTCGAGGCTTCTCGTAGTATTCATCGACAATGTACTTGCGCCCTTTGCGGTCTACTGCTACCCATAGCCCGGCGTCCGGGTTTCTCGGGTGCGGATCGAGTGAGTGATATACCACAAAGTCGTCCGGATCGAGCGCGAACGGTTCAATGACGTGTATGTCTCTGTCCCATTGCTTATACACAAGGCCTATGAGGTGTTGGAATTTACCGTAAACACGCGCTTGTCGCTCGTCTGCGGGGTATTCAGCGACCATCTGGAGTATGTGGTCGTGCTCGAGGTGTCCACGAACGCCGTGCTGCTTGCACACGCTCTCCACGTCGGCAGTAATGTGAAAGATGCGACGCTGCACCGTGATCGGCTCGTCGTTTTCACGGAGCTGTACCGTTGTTTCCACTTTTCCTGATGCAAAGAGGTCATAGAGGTGAGCACTTCCCCCGATCGGGGTTGCTGTGATCATAATGACACCACCACGTCGCATACGAGCGATAGTAGCCTTGAGGATCGCGTCCGGTGGCGGTTCGTCAAACCACGCCCACCCAAGCGTCACACCCTCGAATTGCTCCGCGTCTTGATCGTACGTCATGATGTCCCACGACCACCCGGTATCGGTGTTCCATTGAGACTCGAAGTGTTTGTTTGCTTTGCTTGTGGTGTACCGGTCTTGTGGCAGCCAAAACTTGAGCTCGTTGACCATGTTCTTCTCCACGAGCGATCCATCGGTGACGAGACGGCCGTTCGTGCGATACGGCCACTTCTCGAACACGCCGCCCTGAAACCATGGATTGTGCCCCGGGAATGCGAGGTTTGCGATGATGTTGCAGGCGAGCGCGGTCTTTCCGACACCGTTTGCAGCACTGATGAACACGATCAGATAGTCGTCGCTCTTGAATGCGTTGATGAACTCCTCGCCTACACCACTAGGCTCGTAGTACCGGAACTTCTCGTTCTTGAGCCGGTAGTGCTGTAGCTGTAGTGGTGTGAGCTTGCTTTGCTTCATGCTAGGAGCTTGGCGGGGTTTTGTAGTAGATGTTCTGGCCGTTGAAGTGGTCTACCTCGTGCATGAATATGCGCGCCTTGAGGCCTTCTACCCACTCGACACACTTCTTCATGCCGTGCGATCCTCGTGGTATCTCATACGCAACCTTGATCCGGAACGGTCGAAGCACGAGCTTTGTGGTCTTCTCCGGCCATGTCATGCAGCCCTCCTTGGCCTCGAGCTCGTTTGGTGCGGTCACTTCGGTGTCCACAAGCTTGATCTCTCGGCGCCCGGTCTTCTCGTTCATGACGGTTTTGCGTACCGGCTTTACCATTTTGATGTCCTCGGCGATCTCCACGACCTGCGCGTTGAATATCCTCCGATCGGGGAACCGTGTGTTCGTTGCAGACTCTTTTGTGTCCACAAACATGTTGTGTACTACAAATATCTTTCGAGGCTCGGTGCTGTCTGTGACTTGCGAATGTGCCAAAGCGTAGCACATTTTCTGATTTTCCTTGTCCCACGTCTCGGCCATTCCGTCCATGAACTCCACCATCTCATCGGCAAGGTGGCGATCCTTGTACTCTGCCGGCACGCTCTTGGCATATATCCCGATCCCGGGCTTAGTCGGCCTCACTATTTCCATGGTTTTGTTTTGTTATATCGTCAATCTGCTTGTAATGGCGAGCGTGTGCGCGCTTTGCCCACTTGATACGCATGTTCTTGGCGAGCTCTACCATGTCCCACGTAAGCCCCTCAAACAGTATAAGAGCCTCGAGGATGGTTGCATCGAACTTCAAATGCATCTTTTTGATCCGGCTGTATTCTTGTGATTGCTTCATACGGCCACAGAAGCCCCTCTGAGGCGTTCTTCGTAGTTATTGAGCACACGGTCGATCCGGTACTGATTGTGCTTGTACAGGCGCTCTCGTGCATCTCTGGGCGCCTTCTTTTCCGTCTCGAGACACTCCTCGAGCAAGTGTTGCATCTTTTGCAAGTATTGCGCTGCTAGATCCTGCTTATTCATACGATGGATTGAGCTCTTTGATGCTTGAAACACGCACATGCCCGCTCTCATATACCTCGACTGCGACAAAGTCTGCATGGTCGGGCTTGATGCCGCCTGGTGTAGGGAATGCCGCGATTGCGGTCTTCACGTAGTGCTGCACGTCCACGACCGACACCTTGGCGCTTGTGCTCTCGTTCGTGGGCTTGTAGATAACGATACAGTTGACCCTTGCCTTGGCGATGCCCGGGATGATCTTCTCGTTGATTGCCTTCACTGCCTTGGCGTCTGCCTCGTCCTTGATGTCGATGTTGATAGTGGGGATCCCGATTGTGACGTCCTTCCGGCCGTCTTCGTGCTCGGTGACACTGATCTTCTTTCCGTCGGGGGTTTCGTGAGTATTCATGGCGATATTTTGCTTATTGCTTGGTAAAGAATTTGCGTTGCTCCTCGATCTCGCGTTGTAGGTCTTCATCGGTGCGCTCGTCGTACGCTGCAAAGGAGTGTTTGTGATCGTGCTGCTCCCGGATGCGTGCCTTGAGTTTGTTATACTCCGCGATCGCTTTGATCTTGACCGACATTTCCGCGTCCTGCGTAATGAGCTTCTCGAGCTGCTTGTCCACAAACGTATCATTGAGGCCTCGAGACTCAAACTGAGCGTTTATTTCAGCACAGATGTGAGTATTTGTAAGCAGCTTATGCGCCGCGTCCCTCACGCTGTCATACGTCATATAGTTGCCTGCTCCTTCCGGCTTCTGCCCTTTGTATAGGATCACCTCAAACGCTTCTATGTAGCTTTGCGTACCATTGCAAAAGAACTCTTGATCGCTTCCGTAGAGGGTGCAAAACTTCTTTTCTTGCGGACTGAGTACGCCTAGGTTTCGGCTCGACCGGGACTTGCGCTTGGTCGGTTTCTTTTTGACGATCTTCTTTGCGGTCTTCTTAGTTGCTGCCATATAGTGTGAGTATACCACATACTACCGAGCGGCTTGTCGTACTATCCACACCACTGGCTTGGTTGTGACTTATATCATTGCCTTGCAAACTTCGACGAACAGTTGCGCCTTCTCTCGATGATACTTCCATCTTCTACTTTGCAATTCTGATAGTAAAGCTTCTGGTCTTTTCTTTTTTTCTGCGAATGGCTTTGTGAGCTTGTTCAACTTTGCAAGCTCGTTTGTACTACGTGCCATTGGTGACAGCCATATATGCCATGCCGGTATCGCCAGCGTCACGCACACAAGCAATAGACTACTTAGTATCTCCATGCGCGTTTGCCATTACGATGTGCCCTCTAAAATAATCAACAAGGAGCGCAAACACGTACTCGCGCGTTTGCTCGTGCATCTCGCACCATTCGACACAATGAAGGCTCCTGAATAAGTCTCTGTGCTCCTTTGAAAATATAACGTCGTTTTGTGACGCAATCTCATCAACCTTGCATACTGAGAAGTGGTTACCTTCAAACAAGTTTTTTAATGCAGACAGCGTAGCTTGTCCTTTTATGTGCTCCGGCACTTCATCGCGTCCATATTTCTCAAGTACACTGTCAACGGATGCAAGCATGGTTTTTATGTTGTTGTTTTGAATGATTATCTTCATGGTGTCGTTCGATTGTTGCTCGCTTCTCGGATAATGGTTTGGGCTTGGGCGAGGGCTTTGTTTCGTCTGGTATTATTTGTCTGCCTGTCCCCTGAAAAGTGAACTATCCTGTTTTTTCGGATAGTTCGTCGTTTTTCTTGCCTTTGTAAGACTCTACAAATGAGATTGTGAGGGTTTCGCCTCCTAGGGTGATTGTGTTCATAGTGTAAACGGTTGCTTTATAATCTTCACCTCTCTGCTTAATTTAGAGCGCTCCTTCGACATTGTCCCCGAACTCGTACCACTCCTTCTCATTGTACCGCTCCACTGCGACGCAAAGGTGAAAAACGAAGCTGTCTTTGCGTGCCCGGAGCGCTTCTCCAATGGTGGTAGTTGCTTCGTGGTGCTTGGTGATCTCGTTCCGGAAGGTCGATACCGTGCTTGGGATCGGTTCCCCCCGGAGCGCTGCCCACCCGCGCTTGGTAATGAGCCACATGCCGGTGTCGTGCTTGCCTTCTTCGTTTTTCACCTTTGCAATGAGGCCAAGGTAGCGGCACACGGTCGTTTGGTGTTTTGCTGTGTCGGATAGGTTGGGCTCCTGTACCACATGCACGCGGTTTGCCTTTGTGAAGGGCACACCATCTCGCACGCGCCTGCGCACCACGTTTGCCATTTCGAGCATGAGGAGCGCGTTGTAGTACCCAAACGTTCTGATCGTCTCTTTCATGTGTGCATCACAGTTTGGGCACTTCTCGTCCTGCTTGAGTTGCGGCCACTTTTGCGCCGCGGTTGCCTTGAGGAGCTCCGGGTTGCTGAATGTGTCCGGGTGTTCTTGATGTAGTTTGACCAAAAAAGGCCATAGTTTCGGTAGTTTTTGTCTCATACTCATTGTTTGATCGGGACTTGTACCATTGTGTGCCGTTCCTGATCGTATTCGAGCTTGTAAAGATCTCTTACACGTTCATTTTTTTCTTCAATTTCGTCGTCGTACCGCTGTTGGTTGAGGAATGTTGCGGGGTTTGGTATGAAACGCCCCTCCTCCTTCTTCCACGCGGGAGTGTTTTTGTGCTTGCTCACGCTGTCAATGATCTGCTGCGCCTTCTTCTCTCCGGGCTTGATGCGCTTCCATGCCCTGAATGCAGCACCTTTCCCGACCTTCTTCGGGTAGCTTCCCCAAAACGTGAGGAAGGCAGGGTCGTTGTATTCGTTCTTCTCCTTCTCGTCGTTCCATTGCCAAGCGTCGAGCTGCTTCTTTGCTGCGTAGACTGCCGGGAGCACTTGAGGCTGCGCCAAGATCCAGTTGATCATCTCGAGCTGTGCGAGACGTTCTGCCGGCGTGCGTTGACGCTTCTTTTTCATAAGCCAAGATCGCCGCACTTACCAATAGCCGCCCGATCAACCTGTTTTGAAAGTACGACGTACTTCATACCAGACTCCATCTCGATGGTGAGCACATAGCCAGCTCGTCGCAGTGTGTACAGGTCTAAGTCGTGAATATCTAACATTTCTGTCGTGAGTCGGTCTATCTTTTCAGCTTCGGCCTGAGCTTCATCGAGAATGAGTGTTGTTGTGTGTTCTGTAGCGTCCATACTAAAGAGAATATGCTTGTAATCGTTTGAGCCCACGAGCGGTAGGATCTTGGTAGAGCATGTCTCCCTTGCCTACGAGCTCCTCTGCTCCTGCGGTGTCGAGCACGACCTGACTCTCCACCTTGCTTGTCACCATAAAGCACACGCGCGTCGGTAGGTTTGCCTTGATGAGCCCGGTCACAACCTTCACGGTCGGGCGCTGTGTTGCGATCACAAGGTGAATGCCTACGGCGCGCGCCATTTGTGCCAGCCTCACAAGCATCGTTTCCGCGTCCATGCTGTACTCCACGCCCTCATCTACCTCATACTCGTCTCCGATCTTTCCTGCTTGGCGCGCCTTCTGCTTTGTGAGCTCGCGTGCTGCAATGTTCTTGAGGCTGTCTCGAGACTTTCTAGTGCGGTCTGCCTGCTTCCCGCCAAGCATGAAGTCGGCAAACTCGTCGATGACAAGCACTATATAGGGTAGAGTCGTCGCTTCGTTCGTGTTGTACTCGTCAATGTTGCGGTATGCACCCTCGAGCATCTGATACCTGCTTTCCATTTCCTTCACAAGCCAGTCGAGCGCCTTGTGTGCCTTGTCGTGGTCGTAGATCGGCGCTGTGAGCAGGTGCGGCAATCCCTTGAATGATGCAAGCTCGACGCGCTTCGGATCAATCAGTACAAGTTTGAGCTCTTTTTCGCTATGCTGCTGTGTGAGTGACGTGATCAGTGTGTTGAGGAATACACTCTTTCCCGATCCGGTGCTTCCTGCAACAAGCAGGTGTGGCATGTCCGCAAGGCTTTTCACGACCGGCTTGCCGTACACATCGACTCCAAGCGGTATCGTGAGCGGCTCCGCGTGCTCTGTTGGTGTGTACTTCCTGTATGTGCGCTTCTCTGCCGGGATCTCTACCCCGACCATGTCTGTGCCCGGAATAGGTGCCTCGATCCTGATGCTGTTTGCCTTGAGCGCGATCGCGAGGTCGTTCGTGTGGTGCTCGAATGAGCTCATGCGAATGCCGCGGCTCGGTTTCATGGTGTACATGACGACGCTGCCATTGGTGTGCGTTTCCTTCATCTCGACCGCAATGCCGAATTCTTGCAGCTTGAGTCTGATGCGTTCCTCGTTCGTGAGGTTCTTGTTCTCGATCTTGTCTGTTGCGCTTTCGACGTATGTCTTCTCCTGAAACGCAACCTGCTTGGTCTTTGGCGCGACCTGCACCGGGGCATCCACTCCGATCAAGTTGCTGCGGTAGGTGAGGTATGCGTTGTCTCCATCGAATGTGTCAAAAAAGTTTGGCAGGAACGTCACGCCCGGGCGCATGAGCTCGCGCGTACAGTCGTTGTATATCTTGTAGAACAGTGAGAATGCCTCCTTCTGGTCTTTGTAGTCTACCGTGTAGTATTGCGCCTGCGGTGTTTTGTCTCGGTTTTCGGTGAGCTTCACTTCATTGTACAAGAGCGCTACCGGCGCCTCCTTGAACTCCTCACGCACGATGTGGAAGTTGAACATGCTCTGCAAGAGTCGTGCGGGATCAAGCACGTCCGGATCAGAGTATGAGCGCACAAACTTGTGGTCTTCAATGAATAGCGAGCCCTTCGGGTACTTCTTGCCATTGAACGTCTCGGGCTTCGTACTTCTCCATATTACGTCCGAAAAGCATTTTGCCGGGAGCGGGAACACGTTGCCCTGCTCGTCGTGGATCTCATGTGTCATGCCTTTCTCCACAGCTAGTACCTCTCGGTCGTACCACATATCTGCCACCTCGAGGTAGTAGTTGACACCTCGGTGGAAGTCTTTGATCATCTGTTCTCTACTGCCGGTCTTGCCATAGTCGATCGTTGCATCTGACGCGGTGTTGATGAGCTTGAGCCCTTCTTGAATAGCTGCATCTGATAGCTCGATGCCATCTTTCAACAGCACTTCAACAGCTTTGTGGCACGCTTGTCCGACTAAGGCACTCGGTCGGTTTAGGTCGTCGTATATTCTCTCTATGTACTTCTTCTTGAACAGCAATCGGTTCCGAAGGAATAGCGCCATTGAGCTATAACTCCAGTGGTCGATCAGTGGTGGCGATGTTTGCTCCATAATGTACAGGGGGTTATTTGATCATGCGTTCAGTGTATCATGAGCGAGCCGGTCGGTGCTACTCCACTATCCCAGTCACGGTGACGCCGGTGATGACGGTGCCTTCGTATGGCAAGGGTACGCTGCTGACTTCCGGCTCGTACGCTGGCGCGTACGATGCTTTCTCACGCTCTTTGATGATCTCGAGCGTGCTTCCCGGGCACTCTGTGATGCACGGCGCCGCTTCACCTCCTAGCTCGTCCATGATGGCGCTGAGGTTCGATACAGCGATCGAAAAGTCGTGAATGTCCACGACACTGTCTTTGTTGAGGTCTTCCGCGCGGTACTGGGCAATCGGTTCTTCGTAGTTGAATGCGAAAAGCGTCCCGGCAATGAATGCTACGACAAGCATTATTGCTGTGATGATGATCGGCATTGTGCAGCTTTCGGTCATGATGTTTATTGTTAGAGTCCCTAGTCTTTTGTAATGAGCTCGAACACACTCTGCACACCAGTCATTTTAAGGTGCGTATACCCTCGTGCCTCCAAGTCTTCGCGGCCAAGGCAAAGTGATCCGAGTTCAACATCCTTTGACACGTACTCCATGAATGCATCATAGGGGGTTTGTGCTCGCACGATCATGTGACCAAGTGGTGTTATGATCACGTAGTCCTTTTTCTCTGTGTCCATGCTATTTATTCTTTGGTGCCTTCTTCTTTGGCTCATCTTGTAATGCTTCATCGAGCGATGGGCGCTCGCCATAGGTTCCGTCTTTCACTTCTGTTTCGATGCGCTTTGTCTCTTTTTCGTTGTGGAAGCGGCTTTCTTTCACAACAATCTCGCCTTCGAGGTCTTCTTTGATGCCGATACCCTTCATGGCGTCCGGTGCGATGAATTTCGCGGTCATGGATAGCGCGCGCCACTTGAGCATGTTTTCCGGGAAGCGCTGCCACACATTGTTTTTGGTGTACCCACGCTTCTCTGCCTGCTCCATTGTGAGTTTGGTGGTCATGCTATCGCCGGTATCTCCACGGATTACGGTCACTTCGGCCTGCTTTTCGTCACACTTTCCCCACTTGATGCGATGCCCGGCTCGAACTAGCTGGTTTGGCACTGCCTCGCCATACATTGCGATCTTGCCGTTCACAAAGTAGAGACTGTTCATGCTCTCGATCGGGCTGAGGCCGATTTCCTTTCCTGCCTGCAATGCGACGACCATCTTCGGGAGCGTGTCAATGCTGTTTGGCATGACGCCTCCTTGTTTCAATGTTTGTGCGACGATGTTCATCGTTTCCCATTCTTCTTTGGTAGGGAATTTTGCGAACACTTGGTTGACTGGCGCGGGCGATGTCTTTTGCTCCGCAACTTCGATGCTTTTTTCTTCTGACATAGCGATATTGATTGCTCTTCTAATGACTGCGATCTAACAGCAGCACTTGTCCGGTTCACAAAGACCTTCACGGCTGGTACAGATCTTCTTATGCTTGCGCTTGCACTCGAGCTTGTAGTTTTTGACTGCACGCGCGAAGTGGTTGAGCGGTGTGACATTCTCCGGAACAGCGTTGCGGGCTGCTTTGAGCTCGAGCGGGTGTGCGCGGTTGATGTTGCCTGCGTACTTCCTGAGGAGCCCAAGGAATGTGATGGGGGTTGTATCTTGCATGGTTATTTTGTGCGAGCTTTGCGCTGCTTCTCTGCCGACGCCTTGCCGAGCGCTTTCATGTGCTCACGGCCGTACTTCTTGGCTGTGGCTTTGCCGCCCTTGCGTCCGATGCTGCGCATGTACTCGCTTAGTTTCTTATCCATTTTTCAATATGGTTGCTGAGTAAATTATCGACCTGTACACAGTGTAGAGCGAGCGGCTCGCTATGTCAATGCATTATTCTGCTATACTGTGGATATGACGACACGCACTAAAAAGTGCAAGAACTGCGGCACAGAATACCCACTGAACGAAAAGTACAGTGCGCAACAGCGCATGCGCTCAAGCTATTGCTCCCCGAGGTGCAGTGCAGAGGCAAAGCACAAAAAGGCTCTTGCAAAACCGCCACAAAAAAAGACGTGTGCTTTTTGCAGCTGTGAGTACGAACTGAATAGAAAATACAACAGCATGCAGCGCTCTCAGTCAAAATACTGTTCCCCACAATGCCAGCACGAGGCCGCCAAAATAAAGGACGGAATGAGCAACCAAGAGCGCCACAGGCGCAAACGTGGCAGAACAAAGCAAGGCACTCCGGAGTTTGTTGAGCGCATTCGCGCAACAACGTCTGCTGCGATGCTGCGTCCCGAGATACAAAAGAAAATACACGCTCCACGCGCCTCCTTGGTAGACGCTCACAAAGCAAAAATATCAGATGCGCTGGTTGGTAAGATGCCCAAGAACATGATGTACGGCAATAGATACCCCAATATTCAGAGCGGACACTATGAAAACTCGAAAGGCACAATGTTTTTCCGGTCAAAATGGGAGGCCAACTATGCACTTTTTCTTGACTACTTGGTGAAGGTTGGTGAGATCAAGCTGTGGGAGTATGAGGTTGATCGGTTTGTGTTTGAGCAAATACAGTTTGGCAATCGATCCTACTTGCCCGATTTTAAGATACACAACAATGACGGCACGATCGAGTACCACGAGGTGAAGGGCTACATGGATGGTGGCAGTAAGACCAAGCTGCGCCGAATGGAGAAATACTACCCGGACATAAAACTAGTCTTGGTAGACTCACAATTCTACAACGACATAAAAAAGAAACTTGGTCGAACATTAAACTTCTATTGAAAATAAGCGCCCCGGACTAAAATAGAAACACCAAACCGCCCGAAGGCGGAATGGTGTGCCCCCACCTTTCGGTGAGTTTTTTATCTTCCCATTGCCCACTGCCTATGTTTTCGGCAGTAATCGCAAGGTCGTTCGACCAAGGGGCGTTAGAAAATAAATGAATTGTGTCCTATAGTATTTTACAACATAACCTCCACCCAATCCACGTTCTTCGTATTTACCATGACCAGTCTTCCGTCTTCTGTCTCGAACTTCGTGAACTCTCCTTGCTCGATGGTGTCAGTTTTGATATTGCGCCAAGTCTTCTTGTTGCCTTGAGAAAAGCCTATAACCTGCGTGACTTCTTTCCCCTTCTTCTCGACTGATGAGCGGAGTGACATAGGGGTATTATATCACGGACAGTAAGCCCCCGCATTTGCAGGGGCATTGTGGGCTATTCACCCTCCACGAAGGCGACAACCTGTTCGAGATCGTGCTCTGCTTTGCATTCTTCTGAACAAAAGTGCAGCACGTCGCTGTGCTCCTCGACGACGAGGATTGGTTGTGAGCGCATGATGAGCGTTCCACATTTGTCGCAACTGAACCGAGAATACGCCTGTTGGTACATGATCACCTCCGATGGTGGTTGGTGTGCTCTTGAGCGATGAAGGCGTTGGGGTGTTGCTCGATCACCCGCTGCATGCAGGGGTTGAAGTGCGCATGCACCTTTTTGCCGTTGTACTCGATGACGACGTAGTGCGAAGTCTTGAGCGCGATCCATTGACCGCAGTGCTCGCATGGTAGGTGTGTTGTGCTCATGGGTACCTCGTCTTTGTGTACTGGATGTAACAATCTTTCGAGCAAACGTGGCTCTTTCCTCGCGCCACATAGCCCCACACATGGGTATGCTTTCCGCACACGATGCACGGATTTAGTTTGGTAGACTCGTCTTTTTGAGCCTGTGCTTGCGTTGCCTTGACCACAGTATTGTCTCCGGCTGTCAAAGAACTCGGGGACGTTCCCCTTTCGGCTCTCGTCGGTGTCGCTGGGATGGTGATGTAACTTGAGTACAAGATCGACTGCGCCCTACACTATGACGAGAACCGAAAGGGGGACACCCCTAGGTGCCCCACCATCTCCGCCGCAATTCTCCGAGCAAGTCTTGTGTGCTGAACATTTCGAGCGTACACACGTCGATCTTGTTTTTGACCAACAGTGCCGCCCAATCATCTTTGAGGTTTGATCCGTAGCACGTTTTGCTGCTGAACTTCCGGTGCGGTACGATCTTGTCGGCCGGTATCTTAAGCTGCTTCATGAGCTTTATGAGTAGCTCGCGCAGTGCTATTTCTTGCTCTACCGTTGGCATGGTCACGTCAAAATTCCCGGCGAGACAAATGCCAATACTGCTTGTGTTCATGCCCTTTGTGTGCGCCCCTGCCTCGTCGAGCCCGCGTCCTTGTGTCACCTTCCCGGTCTTGTCGATGAAAAAGTGATACCCGATATAGTTTCCGGTCGTGCTTTCCCAATTCCACAGCTGCCGGTGCCACTCGTTCACTGTCTCGAACGTGTGGTGCGATGTGTCCGCACGAGGGTTTGCGTTGGTGCCTCCGGTATGGTGTACGATGATCCAAGCTGGTCTATTCATGGTTATTTGTTGAGACTGCCGTCTGCATTACGATGACGATCAGAAAAGAACATTGCGTACATCGTTGATGCCACTCCGAGCACCCCGAGGATCGCTTGCCACACGGCCTCGAACTGCATGACGTACCACAAGGCTGATCCGAGCATGATCGAGCCAGCTAGCGCAATGAGGCGCGACTCTTTGCTGTTCATTCCCCATCGTGCTTGTAAATACTCGAGCGCAAGCGAAAATGCTGCGCCGACAACTCCTATGCTGATGAATTCTTGCATGATTGTTTGTTACTGTTAATCATAACCGTGGCATTTTTTGCTTGGGTACCACGGCTGTGCCCCATATTTGCGGTATATGTAATTCGCCATAGAGACATTGTCGTGCGGATCGGTGATGTCGAGCCCGAGCTCTATTGCACGATCTTCCCAAAAATACGTGTTGATCTGGCACATGCCGATGTCTTCCGGTGTGATCCTGCCGGTGAGCACTGTGACACCGTCGTTTTCATAGTGTCGAGGCGTTCCGTCCGGATCTCCGGTGCTCTCACATGCACATATCCTCTGTAGCTTTGGGTACAGGTTGAGGTACGCAAGCTCCTTTTCTTTGACGTACTGCTGGCGCGTGTACCACTCCGGCACCTCTTGCTCTGCGCCAAACTCCGGCGTTGCGATCGTGGTGCCTGCATGTGGCTCGACCTCACGCTGGAACGGTTCGTTCACAGTAATGCCTACACTGGCGCACATTGCGCGCTCTGTGTCGGTCATGTAGAACTCTTTGAAGTCTTTTGCTTGTTTGACTAGCTCGCGACACCGGAACTCTGCCTCTCCGTCTGCTGCATGTGTCACCAATACGGCGACGAACATGAGCGCGCCACAAAACAGGATAGTTTTTGTGTAGCGGTCTATTTTTTGTGTTTTCTTTTTCATACCGTTTCAGTATGGCATACCGAGCCGCTCGCTGCATAGCAGCTTTATCCACAGCTACAGATCTGGGTGCAAAAGTCCCGGATCATAGCGCCCATCATAGCGATATGATCCGTCAAATTGTTGGCGCCCAAGGTCTTTGTATGACACATAAAGTATGGCAACAACAATGAATGTCATGTATGTCAAGAACATATACCAACACACTTTGTTCAACGTCCGCATGCTTATTTGAGCTCTATGTTCACTGACCGGTATGCAAGCTCGGTCATGATGCTGTCGAGCTTGTCGAGCTTTTTGCGTTTTTCCTCTGGCGACATTGTCTCTGACTGATATATGCGATCCTTTGCCGCACGAATTTCGCCCATTTTCTTCGCAACACGGTTGTATGACGTGTACAGCTTCGCCTCCGGGTGTTCCGCAAGGTACTCACGCGCTTCTGCTGTCTGCCCACTCTCGAGCAACATGTTGATCTTGTTGTGTGCAACAGTCGCCTCCTCCCGCCTGCGGTAGAATGTTTCGACGCTGTTGCTTCCTGAACCGATCGGAGCCCTGACCACAAAAGCTTTCTGTACCGGGATCTCCGACGGCGTCGCTGCTGGCTCAGGCGGCACACTCACGATGCCGGTACCTTTGAGCACACTATCCACGCTTTCTGTTGCGTATCGCCCAAGGCCTGCAAAATACCCATACAGTAGGTTGTCGATCTTCGCCGGGCTGTAGTTGATGGCATCCCCCGCAATCTTTGCGATCTCGCTCGTGCCGTCGGTGTACTGGTCTTCTGCTGGTAAGTTCTCCTTGCCTCGAGGAATGATCGGCCGGTCGAGGAATATCGAGTAGTTGAACCAATTTTCCATAATCGGGAGCGCCCCGGTCGGGATAGGTAGCGGCAGGAAGCTCGTGCGCAATGTGCGGAACACTTCGTCCATCTTCTCCGGGTCTTTTTTGTCGAGGTACTCCATGAACCGCTCTGGAAGCGATCCAAACACAAGGCCGTACTCGAACGGTTTCGGTATTCTGAGCCACACATTCTCGCCTTGCTCCTCTGTAACAAGCCCGGGAATGTTCTGTGCAAACTGGCGCGGGATCGGCACAAGCCAAAATACATCCTTCTGCCACTGCGGGATTTCTTCCCACCCCTCCTCGTCTCGGTTGATCATGTACAGGATGATCGAGGGAAGGGTAATACGAAGCACTGATTGTGCGGTCGCCTTGAACGGCTGATCCTTGAACGTCCGGTACATCTTATCTATACCTTGCACGCGAACGTTAAAGAACGCCGTCACGCGCGACATGGGGATGATCTTGCTACCCATTCGCAGGAAGTCGGAACTGATCTCTCGCGCTGCTCGTGCTGCCTGCTTGGGGTCTTCTCCTTTTATGAGTGCGCGCCGTGCCTCACCGATACGTGTCGCCTGCTCCATCGCTGCGGACAGTATTTGCAGCACCTCGAGCGGGTTTTTGACAAGGTTCTTCATGCGCTCACTTCGTCTGAGCAGCGTCTTTTGAGTTTCGGCAAGTTGCTTGCGATCCATCGACACAAGGCTCGACAAGTTTCCGCCCTCGATCAACCACGCCTTGTATGCATCGTCTTTTTTGAGCAGCGAAGCGAGCCCGCGCACGGTATCGAAGCCAAGTCGGAAGCCATGTTTTGTTTGTATTCCGGCAACAAAGGTGTCGCGCATGGGGTTGCGAGCCATAAACTCCGGCGTAAGTGTTGCGCCCGCGCGGAGTGTTTGTGCCGGGAACGCAAACAGGTTCATGTAGAAGCCCGCTTGGTCAATGTTCATGCCTTCGATCGCCTCGTATAGATCGCGGTCAACATAATAGTGCTTTGCCTTTCCGCCATCGAGCACAGTCACAACGTCGCCTTGTTGCGAGAATGTCGGCCGGAATATAGGCACAAGCTTTTCCGGCATGACCATCTCTATGAACATCTGCACCTCTGTTGGAAGGAAGTTTTTTGCGAACTCACTGTCGGCGCCGAACGCCTTGTACGCAATGTCTTTTGCGTCTACTGTTGCAACCTTTGCCATGTCACCGGGGACACGCTCGAACAATGTGCCGAGGTCTGGGTGTTTTTCTGCGCCAAGCGCGAATGCCTGCATGACCTCATTGCGCCGTGCGAGGTTCGCGAACGTGTATGTGTTCTTGATGATGCTGTCGATCGGATCTGCAATGTCGCGCTGCGAGCCCTTGATCTTCTTGATAGGGTTTTTGCTTTGCAGTGTGCGCCCCATGAAGTCCTTTTGTGTGATCTCCTCCTGCACTCGGTAGAAAGGCACGTACATCTTGTTCATGTCTTGCATCGTTTTTTTCATTGCCGGATCGAGCACACCGTACTCAACAAGCATGTCGAGAAGGCTCGTTTGATACGTGTCGAGCTCCTCGGCCGCCTGCTTGAATGCCGGGAACTTGCGCTCGAGGTACTCGATGGTCGCCTCCGCGTCTCCTGCCGTGGCTCCGGTTGTAATTTCCCGCGCTCCGAGCTCAATGTCGCGCCTACTTACAAGGTATGCACTGAACTCACGCATCGCGTCGAGCTTGTCGATAGGCAACAAGATCTCTTTGAGCGGTTTCCCTTCGACCTTCACGGTGCCCACTTTGCCCTTTTGCGCCTCTTGGTACCACGAACGCTTGATCGTGCCGTACTCGAGGAAGTGTTGTGCAAGGCCGATCCATCCGTTCATATTCTGCGCGAGCAGCCCCGGGTCTTGCCGTGATGCAATATCACCACCCTCGAGCTTCTTGTATAGCTCAGAGAACTGGTCGATCGGGTGTATGCGGTTTACGAAGGATGTGTACCCTCTGTGTGCAAGCACCTTGATTTTTTTACCGAGG